TAACAGCCGAAGCAACACCCTGGGCAGCGCTGTTTAAGTCCGTGCCCATAAATGCAGCCAGGTTTTGTACCTTAGGGATCAGTTCGGTTATTTGCTGAGTGTTTAGCTTAAAACTCGCAAGCGTTGCGGCAGCACCAATCGCTGCGTCATCACTAAACTGCGTAAAACGCGACAATTCACTTGCAAGACCGGATATCGCGGCAACATCAGCAGACTCAGCGGTGGTCCCAAGGGCAGAAGCAAGGCGAATCTGGGCTTCCTTCGCCTCATTTGCAGCAGCAACTGATGCTCCAATAAATCCAGTTAGGCCGGCGAACGCTGCCCCTGAAGCAACAGCAACGGTTTTTGATACATCCGCTATACCGGACAAACTATCTTTTGCGTTTTTGAGGTCGCGCTCAAAGTCGTCAACAAACGCTTTAAGGACTACCTCGATACTGCCAGCCTCAACGGACATTGTGTTTCCCCTTTGCCCATTGCTTTACGGCTTCATTGGATCCAAGTTCCGCGTAGTCAATCGACTTGCCAAGTAGGCGAGCCGGTGAGATCGGCTTCTTGATGTGTGGTCTGATAATTATAGAGCACATCCAGGCAGCCATTTCTCTCGACCACTCCCGTCGGGCCGCTTGGGCCTCGACATGTATCAATAAGTCGTACGGCGTGAGTCCCCAAAACTCCTGGAGACCTAAACCGCACTGCACCGCTACGCGCTGGAGGCCTCTCCAGTCGATTTCTGTTGGTCGTTCTCCTGAGTAGGGCGCGGGTCCTTCGATCCCTTTGGAGACATCGTCTCCGCTAGGGCTTTCGCTACAACGCCACTCCATTCGGCGAGTCTGTCGGAATCATCGTCCATCCAATCGAGCACATCGGTAAGCTTAACATCAGGGTACTTATGCAAAAGCCCACAGCGGATCGCGTGGGTTATAAATTTTACGCCTATTTTTTTTGAGTCAAGAGCCATGATACTTTGACCAATGGCATCCTCAAGCTCAATAATTGCCCCGTAGGTGAATTTAAGCTTACGTTCCTGGCCACCGATGTTAATCGGAAACTCTTGCTTTGGATTTTGCATTAGTCACCTAAATTATGGTTGTGTCTGTCGCGTCACACCGCCGGTTACCTGAACCTCAAACGAGTACGAGATTTTGTCCTGGTTCGGAGAGCTGATTTCGTAGCTCGTAATAATACCCTGAGCGATTTCTTCCTTACCGACTCCAGATGCGTTGCCGCCTGGGCGTAATCTGAAATAAATCGTTGAGCCGGCGAGATATGAAGCCGAGACGATATCAAGTCCCGCATCAGCCTCGTCGTAGTTACCGTTGACGCTAATTGTCGAGTCGGCGTGCCCAGATAGATACTGCTTATTCCCGCCACTGTCTTTGTCGGTTACCTCGGCAACATCTCTGCTTTTAGGCCAAGAAACATCCTGCACACCGCCAACATCTGTATAGCTACTACCGTTTGTTGATACTGCGAATTTAGATACTCTTCCGTGTAAGTCTGCCATTTGTCATCACTCCTTATCTGTTTGCATCGCTGTACTTTAATGCAGCCAGCGAGAATCCCGTCGCTGTCGTAATATCCACATGCACCCTACCAATGTCCGCACCACCCTGATTAAATCCCTCCGCAGGAAAAGGTCCATAAACCGACAGACCCGTAGTTGCTGGGGTTGTTACGGTCTTGTCGCCAGTCCGACCTAATTTGTCAGCTACTGACAAAATGGTCGCGGTCTTCTGGGTCCCGTCTGTGCACTTAGCAACCAACAAAACTTTCCCGGACGTATTATCAAAATACATTTCGTTGGCCGCATCAGCAGCCGTAAATGTTATGTTGTCTATTCCTGCCCCGTTAACACCAACTTCCTGTAACGGTATTTGTGTCCTTGGCATTATTTGCCTCCCTCGGTTTTATCCTGTGTTTTTTTATTTTCTGGGTCATCTGGATCTGGGTCCGCCAAACCACCCTTAATCCATTCGTCTGCAAGTTCGCTCGGCACAACCGCCGGGGACTCGGCGCTATAGGTGGCCGCCTTGTGAACAATTGCCATTTTGGGTTGAACTCGTTTCCAACCTGGCTCCGAGAAAACCTTCTTAGAGATAGTCACTTTTTTTTCTAGCGACGGCTCTTTGAAAACCTTAACGGGAGAATCCACGCTCACCTCAGAAATCTTCGGTGCATCTAAAACTTCTATATTGACTGATTTCGCCATACTTACTCCCTATGCATAAGCTCCACATTAATCGACCATTCATGGTGCCCGTCTTCATCTTTGCCCAAATAATTTGGCTCTGACTCAAGGACCTCGACATCAACGTAACCAACCACGCTGGCCTTATGGATTGCGTTGCGCGTGTTTCTGGTAAGTGTCTGCCCACCGTCGAAGTCTTCGAGGTTTGAGCGTGTGCGTACCTGCACCTTACTTCGGCGAAAATCTTTATTTGTTGGGTCTCCGCAAAATGGCTCTGGTGGCGGACCACCGGTTGCCAAACAAAAAACAGATTGGTGCGGTACTGTTCCGTCAACGTAGGCGCGAACTGGGCCAGCAAACAGGTTAGTGCCAAGCGTGAGACCGATACCGGCAGCACCAAGTCTTGTTGCGACATCGACATCTGGTGTGGTTGCCATATTAGCCAACCTCCGATTCGATTCGATCTGCTAGTCGCTTAAATATACCCCTACGCGCTCTGTCGAACGGTTTCTCTAAAAACTTCGCTTCTCCAACAACGTGTCGTGATTCTGTTCTTTCGTGTACATGGATTGCGTAATCCACACCGTAGCCTGTTCTTACTTCAGGGTTTCCCGATTCGGACTCCCTCGTGTAAGCGCTCGCGCGCAAACGGCCCGTGTCGACAGGAGCAAGCTTTACGCTTTCCGCCTGGATATCTAGACCCTCAGCTAACAGCGCACGTTTAGCGGCGTCGGGGTATTTTTCCGCCAGGCCTTTCAGTTTTTTGGCGATACCATTCACGCCCTTTAGTTCCATCGATATTTTCATAGGTACGTCTCGTAAATAAAGTAACCGCTTGGTGTTGCCGCTTTCTTTACCGCGATAGGTTTACGAGCCGCATTGTTGTCCGACGTATTTGCGCCAGGGACCCAAACACGAGCGTCGATCGGTATTTCTGCGGTAGTAACAATGGCATGCGTAGCTTGTTTCTGTGCGCCGTTCTGTCCGATGATTGACTTTGTGCCGTACTCAACACGGGCCTTGAGCGTTTGCTGTGTAGCAAAAATTGGGTCGCCTTTTTGTCCAACCCCGCTCTGAGTCGCGATCACAACGTTGTCAGTCAAGATGTGCTCGATGTTCATGCGAACACCGGGCGCACGTAGCGTGAAAGGAGATCTATCGAATCTTTCGGCAACGAAGGGAAACCCTCTTTCGTGTCCGCGTAGGAGACGCTGTAGCTTAAAAGCTCTTCGCTGGTTATTCTTGGATCAACATTTCTGTTTCTGTAGGCGGCCACACAGGCTAGGACGCATGCCCGCTCAAGGTCAGACGGGAGCGTATAGTTAGGATAAGAATCTTTCGGCAGTGTGTATCCGCCCGCGTAAACAACCGTCCACAATGCACGTTCTTCACCGGGAACAGGTTCCAGGGACGCGTTTTCGGTTTGCACCGTCGACCACCTGGCCATCTTCAGGTAAACAGTCCCGGCCTCAGCATCATGCAGCTCGTATCCCGTTGCGTCCAGAGCCGCGCCATCAAAAGAAACAGACGTGATTGAAGCTACTGGTGTTCTACTTAAAACAAGATAACGAGCGCCCGAGGCATCAAGATTCTCTGTTACCGCTGCGTTGTATTCAAAATGACGATTGCAGTATTTTTCGATTGCTTCCGAGTAGAAGTTGACCAAACCGTCAAAGTAGTCGCTGGGGCCCTGTGGCAAATCAAGTTCGATCTGTACCGCGTTGGCGATTGTCAGAGCGTGTGATTTCAGAGCCACAAAGCACCTCGCACCAACTACTTCTTGGACTTCTTGTCTGGCATTTCTTGTACAGCGACTTCGCTGACCTCTGCCTTTCCTGCGTAGACGGCAAATCCTTTATCGACGAGTTGCTTTGCATAATCTGGTTCAAAGTGGGCCGATTCACCCGCGTTGTATGGGATGTGTCCCTTGACGAATTTTACGATCACCTGCTGTTCAAACATTACTCACTCCTTAAACTGCTGGTAAAATTCCAGCACCGCCCATAACTGCGACAGCGCTAACAAGTGCTGTGTCCGTAGCTCCAGCGGAAAGGTCTGGAGTAAAATTGATTCTGAAATACCGCTTTCGGTTCTTTAAGCTAACGGCAAGTTTAGTAACTCCCGATTTATTGCCAGCTCCAGTTGCCACAACGGTAGACGCCTGCAATACTTCTGCTGTATCCCATGCCGAATTATCGGATGACTCCTGTATTGACACCGCAAGCGCTAGCGTTTGCGCTGCGGTTAAAGCGGCCAACCAACCGAGATTGATTGCTGCAGATTCCGGCATATTGTAAGCGGCGCGATCGATACCAACGCCAGTGACGGCCAGGTTATCCAGACCACCCGCCGCCGTAATTACCGACGGGGCGCCGCTGTTGTTTGTCGACCCGCAATACGCGGTCGAGACCATATCACTTAAACTTGTTCTAGGATGAATCATCTTTAGACCCTCGAGCTAGAGAGAAGAACCACAACCTCTTTGCCGCGTTGGCGACAAGCGAAATCGTGGCGAGTTAAGGCACGAAACACTGTTTGATCTTGCGAGATTCCTGACACAATCCCGGAACCATCGTAATAAGCACCACCATCAAAAGCCGAGACTTCGAGGTCAAGCGATTGACCGACCATCACGTGCGAGAAGTCAACAAGGTAAACCTCTGAAACGCTAGTTGTGGGCGCTGTGAGATTGCTTGGTATTTGAGGTGTCACCTTAAACGGGTAGCCGTTCAGCCGGCCAGACTTCATTTCGTCCGCCCAAACCAGG